CAGAGAAATCCACACAGATGATTGACCTTGACACCGGAGAAATCACCAGCAACTTCATTCTTGCGAGTGAAGAACCTGGTGAGTTCCTCCTACATTTTGCCTTACGGCAAATGATAGAAGGAAACCCGGATTTACTCAAGGTCAAGACCTCGGGTATAGATGAAGTTGGTGAAAAGTTTCGGATCATAACTGTTCCGAGCTTCTTTCACTCAACCATTCTATCACCCTGGTCTCATCTGACGTACCAGATGCTCCGGACTAGTCGTGAGACTAAGACCGGAGTAGCTGGAACGAATCACGCGTGGGAGATGTCAATGAGCCTTACGGCCTCAGATCCAGATCTGGACTGGATGTTCAATAGCGGTGACGCTGTTAAAGCATACTGTTCAGATCTGTCTGAAGCCACAGATCGAGCTTATCATCAAGCTATTGGTAAAATCTTGGATGTCACACAAGCAGTGATGCCTGTGAAGACCTGGTATATGAGTGTCGTAAGACAACTCCTTTCCAGTGCTCGTCCTTTCTCTGTGAAGATGGAGGACGAATTAATCCAGGGAATTACCAACCGCGGATGCTTCATGGGCGACCATGGAGCTAAGACAGTCCTTACAATGTCTGGAATGTACGCCCTTGCGGGTATGCACTTTCCTAGACTCAGCCGCCTGGTCGGTGACGACCATGCGACTATTTGTAAGGATGCTGAATCTGCGGGCTTGATATACCGATCTAGACTTGAGCATCTTGGCTATCAGCTAAGTGAGGATGACTGCTTTACAGCAGAAACCGTCTTCCTTGCGGAAGAAGGGTTTGACATTCCCACCGATCCATCACAGACAACGGAGGTTTGGCTTTCCCGTAAGGGAAAGTCCAAAATACCGTTCTATGATGTGCCGAAAGTTAAGATACTCTCAGATGTAGGAAAGGATATTGGATTATTTTCCGATACTGCGATAGGGAAGATTACTCTTCTCGGTCGCAGGATGGAGCAAAGTGGAAAGACATTCCGTGAGGGAGTCTTCCATCTTGCTTCATGGATTCAGGATATTTGCATATCCCTAATCTATCGAAAAGAATTCATATACTTTCCCCGGTTTCTTGTGCAAACAGGAAAACCGCCTTTGTTTGGCTGTAAAGAGAACGTCCGCGCATTCTTACGAATGCATAGGCTAGGACGTTTGACCGAATGCTATGCGGACATAATGGAATCGGCTTTACGGCCGACTCCAAATGCCCAAAGAGTCATTCAGTCGTTCTTTACACATGGAGCTGGTGATGATTCAATTCGCATCACGGAACGTGAGTTCCCTGAATACGATTTTGAATCTGACCGAATTCTTACGAATTCGGCGATGAGAGGGTTTGAACCCTTTCTTCTCACCAGACTCCACACAAAGGTTATATCTGAGTCTGAGATCGTAGCTAAACTAACTGA